AAGGCAAAGGGTAAGCAGTTTGTGGCTCAACCGAAAAAGATTGCTAGGAAAGTAAAGAGATTTAGAAGTGCCTAAAGTTGGAAGAAAAACTTTTCCTTATACAAAGGAAGGTATGATAGCTGCTAAAGAATATGCAAGGCAGCAAAAAAAGAAAGGCTTAGATTCAAAGATAATATCTCCAGTAACTAAGTCTGGTTTAAGAAGAATAGAAAAAGGAAAATAATTATGGGCTGGATAATAGCAAATACTAATGAAGCTTATGATGGGGAAACTCATGAACTTGCTGGTAGAACATTTACTGGTAAGACAAGAACATCTGAATCTCGAAGATTAGAGTGGGTAGATCTTGTTGTTAAATCTAAAGCAGCACCAAAAAAGAAACGTGCTAGAAATAAAAATGGTACTTTAAAAGCAGACGATCCTTCTACACCAGATGTTAATGAGGCTTACGAACAGTGAGTTTTGTAAATACTTTGAAGACAGAAGAACTTACTATGCTTCGAAGGATTGTTAAGAAGGTACACTTCCAGCACTTTGATCGCAAACATGGTAAGTCTTTTGTGACTAATAAGATGGTAGACAATGTTATAGAAAACATTGGTCCAGAGGTCGTTGAGAAGATGATTAAGTCTGGAGTTGACAAGGGGCTGCGCTAGTGGTCGATTTTAAATACAAGCCAGATGGTGATACTCTCAAAGGGTTTATGAAAGATAATACTTTCTTTCGTGGCATTCGAGGTCCAGTAGGATCTGGCAAATCAGTGGGATGTTGCGTTGAAGTATTTCGTAGAGCTTTGGAACAAGAAAAAGCCCCAGACGGAAAACGAAAGTCACGATGGGCTATTATACGAAACACAAACCCACAGCTACGAACTACAACTATTAAAACATGGCTTGACTGGTTCCCAGAAAATGACTGGGGAAAATTTACTTGGTCAGTCCCATACACCCACAACATCAAAAAAGGTGAGATAGAACTTGAGGTTATCTTCTTAGCATTAGATAGACCCGAAGATGTAAAGAAACTGTTGTCACTAGAACTAACAGGTATTTGGATTAATGAAGCACGAGAAATTCCTAAGTCTATTATTGATGCTTGTACCATGCGTGTTGGTCGTTATCCTTCTATGCGTGACGGTGGCCCTAGTTGGACAGGTGTTATAGCAGATACAAACGCACCAGAAGAAGATCACTGGTGGCCTATTATGTCTGGTGAAGTGCCAATACCTGATCATATTCCAAGAGAACAAGCCAAGATGTTAGTTAAACCTGATAACTGGGAGTTCTTTACACAACCATCTGGAATGCTCGAAGAGCGTGATGAAGATGGTGAG